GATAAAGTTGTACCCATATCAGTTAACTACCCATTCTTTTTTAAACCGATTCAAGATGGTATGGACAGGCCGAAGACTGAGTTGGCATATAGAGTACCGGCTGCAAAACTTACGAGAAGAAAACTCCAAGAAAATATTAAAGAACTAGAAATAGAAGGTTTAGATACTACTATTGATTGGAAAAATACAGGCGATAACTCCTATGATGGTGAAAAGCTAAAGCTATTAGCTCACGATGAAAGCGGTAAATGGGAAAGACCTGATAATATATTAAACAACTGGAGAGTTACAAAGACTACATTAAGATTAGGATCAAGAGTCGTAGGTAAATGTATGATGGGTAGCACTTCAAATTCGTTAGACAAAGGTGGAAAAAACTTTAAACAACTATATTACAATAGCGATGTTACAAAAAGAAATAGAAATGGACAAACATCTTCTGGGCTCTATAGCTTGTTCATACCTATGGAGTGGAACTACGAAGGATTCATGGATACTTTCGGATCACCTGTCTTTGTTAGAGGAGAAAATTCAATCAAAGGAATTGATGGTTATGAAATTGAAACAGGCGTAATTGAACATTGGGAAAATGAAGTACATGGATTAAAAGAAGATCAAGACAGTCTAAACGAATATTACAGGCAATTTCCAAGAACTGAAGATCATGCTTTTAGAGACGAAACTAAAAATAGTTTATTTAATCTAACAAAAATATACGAGCAAGTAGATTACAATAACGAAATAAATAATGTTGCTAATATTACAAGAGGTAATTTTCAATGGAATAAAGGTGTTAAAGATACTTTTGTTAATTTTATACCTAGTGAAAACGGTAGGTTTTTAATATCTTGGGTTCCACCTAATAATTTACAAAATCGCATAATACTAAAAAGTGGTGGTAAATACCCAGGTAATGAACACGTTGGAGCTTTTGGATGTGACAGTTACGATATATCAGGCACTGTTGATGGCAAAGGTTCTAATGGTGCTTTACATGGTTTAACTAAGTTTTCTATGGAAGACGCTCCACCTAATCATTTTTTTTTAGAATATATAGCTAGGCCACAAACGGCTGAAATATTTTTTGAAGATGTTCTTATGGCTTTAGTATTTTATGGTATGCCAATATTAGCTGAAAACAATAAACCTAGATTATTATACTATTTAAAAAGAAGAGGATATAGAGGTTTTTCTATAAACAGGCCAGATAAAATTTGGAATAAATTATCTACTACAGAAAGAGAAATAGGTGGAATACCTAATTCAAGTGAAGATATTAAACAAGCTCACGCAGCTGCTATTGAAAGTTATATAGAAACTTATGTAGGCAGAGTACAAGAAGAATATGGAGATATGTATTTTCAAAAAACTTTAGAAGACTGGGCACAATTTAATATAAACAATAGAACTAAGTATGACGCTTCTATAAGTTCTGGTTTAGCAATAATGGCCTGTAACAAAAATATGTATAGACCAGTACCTAAAAGAAATACTACACCTATTAAGTTAGGTATAAAAAGATATGATAATGATGGAATTATCTCTAAAATAATAAAATAAATAAATGCAAGTTGCTTATAATCAAAACAGTTCTTTTCCAGATCAAGTAGTATCAGATGCAGAAAAAGCTACTATGGACTACGGTTTAGCCGTAGGTAGAGCTATAGAAGGAGAATGGTTTAGAAACTATAGATATGGAACAAACGCACCAGGATATGCTATTAATTATAATAACTATGCTTTATTAAGATTATACGCTAGAGGAGAACAACCAATACAAAAATATAAAGATGAGCTAGCAATAAATGGAGATTTAAGTTATTTAAACCTAGACTGGAAACCAGTTCCTGTAATATCTAAATTTGTAGACATTGTAGTAAACGGCATGTCGCAAAGAAATTACGACATTAATGCTTATGCGCAAGATCCTGTTTGTAGTAAAATCAGAACAGAATATGCTAGAAACTTAATGGTTGATATTGAAGCTAAAGACTATTTAGAGAAAGCTCAAAACTTACTAGGTGTAAAAGCTTTTTCTCAAGACCCTTTAAACGCGCCACAAGATAAAGAAGAACTTGCTGTGCATTTACAAATGGATTTTAAACAATCCGTAGAAGTAGCTGAAGAAGAAGTTATTAGCCAAATATTAGATAAAAACAAATATGATTTAGTTAGGCAAAGAATTAACTATGACCTAACAGTTTTAGGTATTGGTTGTGTAAAAACAATGTGGAACAAAGCTGAAGGTGTTACTGTAGATTATGTAGATCCAGCAGCTTTAGTTTATTCATATAGTGATGATCCAAATTTTGAAGATCTTTATTATGTAGGTGAAGTTAAATCTGTTTATTTAGCTGATATTAAAAAACAGTTTCCTAACTTAACAGATGAAGAATTAAAAGTTATACAAAAATATCCAGGTAATTCTGAATATTTAAGAAATTGGAACGGTAGACAAGACGATCAAACTATACAAGTTTTATATTTTGAATATAAAAGTTATTCTGATCAGGTATATAAAATAAAACAAACAGATCAAGGATTAGAAAAAGCATTAGAAAAGCCTGATACTTTTAACCCACCTGAAGCTGATAGTTTTAATAAAGTATCTAGAACAATTGAAACACTTTATTCAGGCGCTAAGATATTAGGACATCCAATGATGATGGAGTGGAAGATGGCAGAAAATATGACTAGACCTGTAGCTGATACAACTAAAGTTAATTTTAGTTATGCTGTTTCTGCTCCAAGAATGTACAAGGGTAGAATAAATTCTTTAGTAAGTAGAATAACAGGCTTTGCTGATATGATACAACTTACCCATTTAAAGATACAACAGGTGTTAGCTAGAGTAGTTCCTGATGGTGTATTTTTAGATATGGACGGTTTAGCAGAAGTTGATCTTGGTAATGGGACAAACTATAATCCAGCTGAAGCTTTAAATATGTATTTTCAAACTGGTTCTATTGTTGGTAGATCTTTAACACAAGAAGGTGATATTAATAGAGGTAAAGTTCCAATACAAGAATTAAGAACTGGATCCGGCGGCGCTAAAATACAAAGTTTAATACAGACTTATCAATACTACTTACAACTTATTAGAGATGTAACCGGATTAAATGAAGCTAGAGATGGTAGTAATCCCGATAAAAATTCATTAGTAGGCTTACAAAAGCTAGCAGCTGCAAATTCTAATACAGCCACTAGACATATACTACAAGCAAGTTTGTATTTAACACTAAGGGCTTGTGAAAATATTTCTCTACGTGTAGCTGACTCTTTGCAATTTCCTCTAACAAGACAAGCTTTAGAAAATAGTATATCTACTTTTAACACTGCTACTTTAGGAGAGTTAATAAACCAACAGATTCACGACTTTGGTATATTTATAACTCTAGAACCAGACGAGGAAGAAAAAGCTCAATTAGAACAAAACATTCAAATAGCTTTAAAAGCTAATCAAATATATCTTGAAGATGCTATAGATATAAGAGAAGTTAAAAATCTTAAATTAGCTAATCAACTTCTTAAGTTTAGAAGAAAAAAGAAACAAGAAGCTGATCAAAAAGCTGCTCAAGCAAATATACAAGCTCAGGCACAGGCTAATCAGCAGACGGCTGAAAAAGCAGCTTTAGCTGAAATGCAAAAACAACAAGCATTAACAGCTAGTTCTGTAGAGTTAGAAAAAGCTAAAACAGAGTTTGAAATACAAAAAATGCAAATGCAAGCTCAAATAGATCAACAGACTTTACAGTTGAGGTATCAATACGATATGGAGTTAGCAAGCATGAAAGTATCAAGAGAAAAACAAAAAGAACAATTTATTGAAGATCGTAAAGATAATAGAACTAAGTTGCAAGCAACACAACAAAGCGCTATGATACAACAACGACAAGATAATTTATTACCAACTGATTTTGAAACTCAAGGTAATAATCAAAACATAGACCCTACACAGATGCCTATGTTATAACTATTAATTATTATATTATATTATGTCAGAAGAAATAAAAGAAACACCCACGGGTGAATTAGAACAAGGTGAATTTAAAATAAAGAAAAAACCTAAGAAACTAGTAAATACATCTACTAAAGATATAAAACTAGATTTAAGTAAAAAGCCAGAAAAAACAGAAGATGCCATTCAAACACAAGAAACAAATGATAGCGATGTTGTTGTCGAAGAAAAGAAAGACGAGGCAAGTAGCGAAAAAGTGGTTGAAGAGGTACGGTCCGCCGAAGAAGTAAAGGAAGAAACTTCAATTATAGAAGAAATAACAGAAGAAGTTAAAGAAGAGGTAGTAAAAGAAAAAATTATAGAACAAACTCCTCAAATAAGTCTACCAGAAAACGTAGAAAAGTTAGTATCTTTTATGAAAGAAACAGGTGGAACTGTTGAAGACTATGTAAATTTAAATAAAGATTATTCTGATTATGATGAAAAGTCTTTATTAAATGAATATTATAAAAAAATTAAACCGCACCTTAACACAGAAGAAATAGATTTTCTAATGGAAGATACTTTTTCTTATGATGAAGAAGCGGATGACGAAAGAACTGTTAAAAAAAGACAGTTACTTTTCAAAGAAGAAATTGCAAAAGCCAAAAACTTTTTAGAAAGTTCAAAGAGTAAATACTACGAGGAAATCAAGTTGAGACCTGGAGTTACTCAAGAACAGCAAAAAGCAATGGAGTTTTTCAATAGATACAACAAAGAACAACAAATAGCTGCAGAGCGAAGAGAAAGTTTTAGAAATAAAACTAATGAAATTTTTGCTGATGATTTTAAAGGTTTTGAAATCTCAGTTGGTGAAAAGAACTTTAGATATAATGTTTCTAATCCTCAAGCTTTGGCTGAAAAACAGTCTGACTTAAATACATTCGTTAAGAAGTTCTTAAATAAGGATGGTGAAGTTGTTGATACTGTAGGTTATCACAAAGCTATTTACGCCGCTGAAAATGTAGATACTATAGCTAATCATTTTTATGAGCAAGGTAAAGCCGATGCTGTTAAAGATGTAATGGCAAAATCTAAAAATATAACAAATGAACCTAGGCCACAAGCCACAGGGGATATTTTTATTAATGGATTAAAAGTTAAAGCAATAGATGGTGTTGATAGTTCTAAGTTGAAATTTAAAAGTAAAAATAACAACAACTAAAAAACATAAAACATGAGTTTTGTAACAGGTGGGAGTTTTCCCGCAAAAATAGTTCCTGCTCAACAGAAGATGACATTGCAAGATAATTATTTATCTTTTGATTCTGCTGCTGGTGGAGGAACATTCGCACAACAATATTTACCTGAGCTTTATGAGCAAGAGGTAGAGAGATATGGAAACAGAACAATTGGAGGTTTCCTAAGAATGGTAGGCGCTGAAATGCCTATGACATCTGATCAAGTAATTTGGTCTGAACAAAATAGATTACACATTGCTTATAAAAACAATCAAGTTGTAGATGTAACTAATGACACTTCTGTAAATGCCACTTTGACTATTAATCTAACTGGAACAGGTCCAAATGCAACAAACTTAACCGAGCACGCTATTAGAGTTGGTCAAACAGTTTTGTTGTCTGATAAATCTACAGGTTTAATAGTAGTTAAAGGTTTAGTTCAAGCTGCAAACGCCACTACTTGTTCACTTGCTATTTATGGTGGAACATTTAATGGTGGTGCAGGAACAGGTCCTATACCGGCTGGATTAACAGGTGCAGGAAACTGTAACGTATTTGTTTACGGTTCTGAATTTGGAAAAGGTGCTGTTGGTATGGACGGTTCTATTGAACCATCTTTTACTCAGTTTTCTAATTCACCTATTATTTTAAAAGATAACTTTAAAATTAACGGATCTGACGCTGCTCAGATTGGTTGGATTGAAGTTTCTACAGAAGAAGGTGTAAACGGATACTTATGGTACTTAAAGTCTGAGTCTGAAACAAGGTTACGTTTTGAAGATTACTTAGAAATGGCTATGGTTGAAGGTGAAAAAATGGTAACTGCTGATGTTCCTTTTGATTTTGGCCCAGCTAGTGCTGGTGCAACCCAAGATGTTAAAGGTACTGAAGGTTTATTTGCTGCTATAGAAGCGAGAGGTAATGTATACTCTGGTTTTGCTGGAGCTGCTGCTCCTGGTTCAGGTGCTTTAGGAGATTTTGATGAAATTCTTAAAAACTTAGACAAGCAAGGTGCTATTGAAGAAAACATGTTATTCTTATCAAGATCTACTGCTCTTGACTTTGATGATATGATTGCTGCTGTAAATGGATCTTATGCTTCTACAGCTTCTGCTTCATACGGTCTTTTTGACAATGACGGAGATATGGCTCTTAACTTTGGTTTTTCAGGTTTTAGAAGAGGTTCTTATGACTTCTATAAAACTGACTGGAAATATCTTAATGATGCTTCTACTAGAGGTATGGATAAAGAAATCGATGGTGTGTTAGTACCAGCTGGAACTACTACAGTATACGACCAAATGTTAGGTGCTAACATTAGAAGACCTTTCTTACATATTAGATATAGAGCTTCTGAAACTGAAGATCGAAGAATGAAATCTTGGATTACTGGTTCTGTTGGTGGTGCTTATACTGACACTTTAGATGCGATGACTGTAAGTTTCTTATCTGAAAGATGTTTAGTTACACAAGCTGCAAACAATTTTGTATTGTTTAAAGGAGCTTAATTAATTATTAACATTTAAAAGAATAGAAATTATGAATTACATAAAAATTAATAGAAAAGTAAGTGCAGGTGTATACGAAGCATATTACTGCCCTAGTGATGTTAAATCTATAGCTGTAACAAATGCTAGTTCTGGTGCTACTAGAACTTCATCTGTTGCTATAGCTACAATTGCTGGACCTACTCACACTTTATTATTGACAGAAGGTATTTTAGCCGCTGACGATCAAAAAGTAGTTGATTATTTTTGGGCTCAAGTTTTAGAAGCTAATAAAAAAGGACCAGATTTTGCTGGTGTAGCTTCAACTATGGGTTCTGATTTTACTCAAGGTGTTGTAGGTGGTGCTGCTATCTTAAGTCTAACGATTTCAGGTGGATCTGCTCCAATACAAATTACAATTGACAGTGACACTGTTAGTTAATTAATTTAATATTAAGATCCCGCTTCGGCGGGGTCTTTTTTTAATTATTATATTATATTATATTATGGAAACAAAAGAAAAAAAAGCTCCAGCTAAGTGGGAGTATAAAAATAGAACTTATTATTTATCAAACAATAAAAACCCGTTAACATATACTTTACCTAGTAGACACTCGGCAAGATACCCTTTAGTTTGGTTTGATCCAGACAAAGGTTATGAAAGAGAATTAAGATATGCTACTAATCATCAATCACCTTTTGTTGATGAACAAAAAGGTAGTGTTACTCTTAAGCACATAGTTTTTGATAATGGTGTTTTATTTGTAGAAAAAGAAAAAAGAAACTTACAAGAGTTTTTAAATAAACATCCACATAAAAATGTTGTATTTACAGAGTACGATCAAGTGGTTGAAGCAGAAGATCAATATGATAATCTAGAACTTGAAATAGCTGCAATGAACATGGCTTATGAAATGGACGTAGACCAGGCTGAAGCTATATTAAGAGTAGAAATTGGTTCTGATGTTTCTAAAATGAGTACTAAAGAATTAAAAAGAGATTTACTTTTATTTGCAAAAAGAAATCCAAAACTACTTATTGATTTAGCTCAAGATGAAAATGTTGAATTAAGAAACTTTGGTATAAAAGCAGTTGAAGCTAAGATCTTAGCGTTAGCTACTGATGGAAGAACTATTAAATGGGCAAGTAATGGCAAAAAACTAATGACTGTACCATTTGAAGAAAACACTTATTCAGCTCTAGCTGCTTGGTTTAAAACTGATGAAGGACTTGAAGTATATAAGTCTATACAGAAAAAACTTAAATAACAAGTGATTATAAATAAGGCGGCTATGCGGCCGCCTTTTTAATATAAAAAAACATGGCTATAAATGTAAATACTGTTTACACCACAGTGTTAAATATTCTTAACAAAGAACAAAGAGGATATATGACACCAGATGAATTTAACAAAGTTGCTACACAAGTGCAACTAGAAATATTTGAAAATTTTTTTCATGATCTAAATCAGTATTTACGAATGCCTAAAATAGATGCTGAGTTTGCTAGTAGAGTAGATCATATAGAAGAGGAAATACAGTCTTTTGAAGAATATAAATCTGCATCTAGCCACAGCTCTGGCATATATAGCTTTCCTAAAGACTCTGATAATAAAAATGAAGTATACAGATTAGGATCTGTTTATTTTAACGCTGTAACTGGAACTCCTCAAATAGAACTAGTAAACAGAAGAGAATACAAAGAGCAACTAATGTCTCCACTTACTCAGCCGAGTAAAAAATTCCCTATAGCCATATTAAAAGATGATGCAGTAGAAGTTTTTCCTAAAGTTACTACATTTAATCCTCCAGGTTCTACTTCTAATAATGACGTTAAATTCAGTTATGTAAGAAAACCTAAAGACGTTAGATGGGGTTATAGTGTTAATTCTCAAGGAGGTTACTTATATGACTCTAGTATACCGTATGGACTAGCTCCTAGTATTAATATAATAACAAGCTTAACTCAAAATGCTACTGGTATAAGCGATGCTACATATAGCGCTACGGTAGGAACTACTTCTGGAGTTACTACTAGCGGCGATGGCAGTGGCTTAGTACTCTCAATAGTTGTCTCTGGTAATACTGTTACAAATATTAATGTTGGATCTATTGGTACGACTGGACAAGGTTTTAAAAGTGGTGACACTATAACAATAACTTCAACTCTTCTTACTGGCGCTAATCAAAATGTTGTTATTACTTTAACACAAAGTGATATATATGTTGGTACTAGATTTTCACAAGATTTTGAAATAGATTCTTCAAGTCAAACTAGTGCTATATTAGAAATACTAAAATATTCTGGTATAATAATAAGAGATCCTCAAATAATACAAGCTGCTCAACAAGAGTTGGTACAAGACGAAGCTAATTCAAAAAGATAAAAAATGGGATTAATAAAACAAACTAATTCTCAGTATTATGCTGGAGAACAACTATATGCTGGTAAAAATACTAATCCACAAAAGTTAGTTTGGCCTTCAGGAATGACTCCCTTAATATGGGATTCTGCAGCAACAACTATTCCTACAAGTGTTCCTAATTTTAAACTCTATATTGATAATGTAGAAACATTACCAGCTAATTATACATTAGAAAGTGCAATTGTTGATGGAGTAAAAACTCAAACTATTACACTTAATTTAGCTGTAGCTACCTCTTCTTTTATATCTGTAAGATTAATACAGCAAAGTATTTGGGATAATTATAAAAATTATCAATACACAACATTGAATGATGTTGTTATGAATTTTATGTTAGCTTATGTAGGTGTTGATAAAATTATTTCTAAAGCTAAAAGATCAGAGGTGATATACCACGCTAAAAGAGGTTTACAAGAATTTAGTTACGATACTTTAAGATCTGTAAATATACAAGAGTTAAATATTACACCAAGTTTATCACTGCCTTTTCCACAAGATTATGTAAACTATGTACAACTTTCTTGGATAGATAAAATGGGTGTAAAGCATATAATATATCCTACTACTTTAACTAGTAATCCAACTTTTGTCCCTGTACAAGACAGTGATGGTATACCTACTCAAGATATTTATGAAAATAATATTCAATCAGCGCAATCAGTTACTAACGAGCGTTGGAGAAAAGCTAATCAAGATAACTTAGTAGGACAAGTAACTTCAAATGATTTTACTAATGCAAATGTTTTTGACTGGGCTTGGTGGAAAAACGCTTATGGAGGTAGATATGGATTAGATCCAGAAACTAGTCAAAAGAATGGTTGGTTTACAATAGATAATAGAAGAGGAGTATTTGCTTTCAGTGGTAACCTAAGAGACCGTCTAATAACATTAGAATACATATCTGATGGTTTAGCTTATGAAGAAGATTCTAGAGTCCCTAAAATGGCAGAAGAAGCCTTATATATGTATATAATGCATGCTATAGTTTCTACACGAATGAACATGCCTGAGTACATTGTAAATAGATATAAAAAAGAAAAATTTTCAAAATTAAGAAACGCTAAAATAAGATTGTCTAATATTAAGCTAGATGAGTTTGTTCAAGTCATGAGAGGCAAGTCTAAATGGATTAAACATTAAGTATGGCTAAAATGAAAAACAACTTCCTACAGTCTAAAATGAATAAAGATTTAGACGATAGGATAGTGCCTAAGGGTCAGTATAGAGATGCTCAGAATATTAATATAAATAAATCTGAAGGTGATGACGTTGGCTCTATTGAAAATGTAATGGGTAATTCTTTGTTGACAAATTTTAATCAATCTAATGGTAGTGTTGATCAGAAGAATATAGAAATAATTGGCCTATACACAGACGATGAAGCTCAACAAATATTTGTTTTTGCAACTAATTTTACTGATACTACACCAACTAGATTAGGTATGCACTCTGGAGCTACTAATGCTACTTGCTATATTGCAATGAGAGACTTAAATAGTAGTACAGATTTTATATTATCTACTGGCAATTTTTTAAATTTTTCTAAAACACATAGAATAACAGGTGTAAACGTATTACAAGGTTTTTTATATTTTACCGATAATAGAAACCAACCAAGAAAAATAAATATAGATAAAGCTAAATCTAACCCATTATTTTATAGCTCAGAAGATTCTGTTAGTATATTAAAAATAAACCCATGGAAAGCTATGAGGTTTTATAATATAGATTCTGGAACAGTATATTCTTCAATGAAAAACAGAAGTTCAGAATTTTTACCAAATGCTATAACAGCTCAATATACAGGTTCATCTACGCTTACTGTACAAAGTAATGTTACTGATATTCCAGTAAATGCAACATTCCCTTCTTCATATTTAGGTACTAGAGTAAGAATAACTCAAGGTGGCGTTGCGGTCTCTGGAGTTCCAGACGTAGTTACTATAATTAACATTGGAACAGGTACTGTTAGGTTGTCTTATGCTGGATCTAGTTTTGATTTGCAAATTTCAAATAGTAATCCTACAGATATTAAAGCTCCTGTTAATCCAGATTATAATGCTAATTGGCCAGGTGATTCACAGTTTTTAAAAGATAAATTTATAAAATTTGGTTATAGATTTAAATTTGAAGACAATGAACATTCTTTAATTTCTCCACTTTCTCCCTCTGTTTTTATTCCTCTTCAAGATGGTTATTTTTTAGGAGATAAAATAACAGGAACAGGCAATGATTTTAATCAAGAGTTAGATACATATAACTCTAGTGTAGTTTCTTTTATGGAAAACAAAGTAGATGAAGCTGACATATATATAGATTCTCCTGAAAGTCAAAATTGGAGTTTAGCTGTGGAAGAATATGGAATACAAAGTATTGAAATAATATATAAAGATTCTGAAGATAGTAGCTTTAAAGTAGTTGATACTATAGAAAGAAGTACTTTATCTAATTTAAACAGTAGTGAGTTTAAGTACATATATCAATCAAGAGCTGCTATAAGAACATTGCCAGAATCTGATTTAACTAGAGTATCAGATAAAGCTCCAGTAAGAGCCGAAGCCCAAGAGCTAACAGGTAATAGATTACTATATGGTAACTATGTGTCTAAACAAGGTTCAATAGATTCTAATGACTATAGAATATCAATAGGGCCTAAAATGCCAGAATCTACAAATGCAAATGATATAGCTACTAAACCGTATTTAATAAAAGAATTTCAAAACCATACAGTAAAACAAAATAGAAGTTATCAAGTTGGTATAGTATTTCAAGATAAATATGGTAGATCATCTGATGTAGTTTTATCTTCACTTGATGAATCATTAGCGACTTTTGCTGGTTTTACTTTTTCTGGTTCAACTGTTAATCACCCATATAGAGGATTAGGAGAGGAGCTTTTTCAATATTCATCATCAGGAAGCAATCCAGCTGATAATGTTTGGCCTGGTGATTCTATAAAGTTATTATTTAGCACTCCTATACCTGAAGTAACAGACGATCAAGGCTATGCTGGACTATACGTACCAATAGGTGCAGTTGAAACTTTACAAATAACTGGTCCTTCTAGTGATTTTGGAGGTGCTGGTTTTATTGTTGGAACTGTAGCTAGTGGAACTTACGATGGAAACACAATAGAAATAAATGTAACAAGTGTAAGCGGTGGTGCTATAACAGGTTTTACAATAGCAGATCCAAGTGAAGCTTTTACATTAGGTCAAGTTGTAAATTTTTCTTCGTCTAGTTCTACTATACCTTGTGAAATGACCGTTAGAAAGTTAAAAAATCCAAATCCATTAGGTTGGTATACTTATAAAGTTGTAGTAAAACAACAACAGCAAGATTATTACAATGCCTATTTACCAGGCATATTAAATTATGGTCCACAGTTAAATACTTACGTTTCTTTAAGTGAAGCTTATATTGTTTTAAAAAGTGATAATATAAATAAAATACCAAGAGATCTTCAAGAAGTAGGACCAACTCAAACTCAATTTAGTTCTTCTATAGAACTATATGGTAGAGTTCAGCCTTTTAGTAATACTAGAGCAACTGCTTTTAATAAAAATCAACAATATAGACCGTTAAATTTACCTGACACAGTTACTACAATAGGTACATTAAAAGATTTAGGATTAGAAACTAGTGTTGATGGTTTTGAATTTAGGACCACCACTAGAGATACTACTGGTTTTAATTTATCTCCTTTTTTCGGTATAGAAGGTGACGCTACTAATTACTCAGGTGGTGGTACTGCTCCAGCTATTGTAACTTACAAAAAAGACAATAATACTTTAATTGGTAAAATATCTACACAGAAAGCTATAGGTATGAAAGGTGGTAATTGGGATTTGGCAGCTGGTACAAGCTTAACTGCAACTGGTGGAAATCAAACTTTATGGTATAAATATCCTGGATTATCTATATACGAAACTCAACCTACTGAATCTAAATTAGAAATATTTTATGAAACACCAACTACTGGTACTATAAAAGAATTAAATAAAGCTATATTAGTAGGAGATGTAGATACGCCTAGAAACATAACTAATTTTGTATTTACATTACCTGAAAGTATCGCTCCTAATACAGTTTGCTCTACAGACTTTTTTCCTATAAGCGCTGGAGGTTTACAATTAGCAAATGCTAATACTACTTGCCAAATAGTTTCAGTTTTAGATGCACAAGGAGTTAATGTTACTAATAAATTTTTAATTGAAAAAGACTCTGTTAGCTTTGCTTTTAGAATTAAAACATCTGCTCTTCCTAATGGTACTTTTGTTTTTGACTCAGGTTCTTCTATTGATAACTTTCAGTTTAACTTTCTTATAACTAATGTTAATTTATCAGGAGTTGTACTAAGTGATAACGTTTCATATGGACCTCCTAGCAGAAACAACGCTTTAACTAATGTTCAACCTCATTGGAATAATAATAGTGGTGGTACTATAGTTTTAGGTAATCAAAGAGAGTATGATCCTGTGGGTGCAGGAGGTACTATAGATTCTGATGCTTTACCAGCTGGCCCTGTATTAGACGGAAAAAATGGAGCTTATGCTAATAACCCTGCTCAAACACCTTTCTTATCAAAAGCTGGTTTATATTGGGAATTTTTTACTACAAATTCATTTGGTGAAGCTGTAGGTGATTTAAAAATAGATTGGTTTGCTAAAGGCATACAAATAAATGCTAACAGTTTTAACGCTGTTGGTGGTGACCCTAGATTTGAAGTAAGAAATACTGGACTAACTGGAGTTACCTTACCAGACGGAAGTACAGTAACTCAAGTAAGTGGTAGTTTACCTGAAACAGTTTTTTACAGATTACAATGTTATAATCCTTGGTGGCCATATATTTATAATGCATCTTCTGTACCTGCAAGCGCGGGAGGTTCTCTATCAGATTCAAATACTGACGGAATATATATAACTAATGATGTTCCTATTATAAATACTAATATAACACCTCCAGCTGGAGCTCCTAGTATTACAGGAAAAACTAATTGTAGGTTTAATACTAAATGGCTGTTAGGTGGAAAAATTTATGACGCTACATACTCTCCAACAGGTGGAGTATATATTGTAACTGGATTAAGCGATGAAAGATCTTTTAGTTTAGAAATGACAGTAACACCTTCTGTAACATAATTTATTGATATGAGTACAATTGTAGAAACTTCTTATTTTAATTCTTTTTTACTAAAAAAAGCAGGTATATACCCAACAAATAGCAACCCAGCTTTTAATAGAACTGCAATATGGCCTAGCCTTCCTTGGGCTAGTAGCCTTAGTAACTATCCTGACTTTCCTGTGTTTCCAAATAATTTAGTGTCTAGTGAAAAAGATTATTCTTGGTATGTAGAAGAGTCTAGAATTAGAGGTGGTTATAATAATACTCAAACAGAGCTTGGGCCTAGAGCTTATTTGTCTGCTGAAGATAATGGTGCGCAAGTAGCTAATAATGGTATTATATTTTCAGGTTTATTTAACTCAGCTACAGGTGTAAATAACACTAATGTTTTTTCAACAGCGCAAAATATAACAAAAGAATTAGACCCTAGATACGGTTCTATAAAAAAATTCTATGCTACAGATACAGATTTAAGAATATTTCAAGAATTAAAAGTTAGTAGATCTTTAATAGATAAAGATGCTATATTCACAGCAGACGGTAATCCTCAACTAACAGCTTCTACTTTAGTAGTAGGACAAAATTTACCTTTTGCAGGTGAATACGGCATTGGTGATTTTCCAGAATCTTTTGCTAAAAAGGGTTATCGTAGTTACTTTGTAGACAATAACAAAGGAGTTGTTTGTAGGTTATCAAAAGACGGAATAACAGAAATATCTCAAAATGGAATGAGAGACTATTTTAGAGATCAGTTAAATCAAACTACTAGTGGTTATTTAAAATTTGGTATAAATGCCTCTAACGTTACAACTACTTTAAATGGTGTATATGAATTTTCTGTTAACTCTTCAGGTGTAAAAAATTTAGAAGTAGGAATGAACTTTACATTTGGATCTGAGATATATACTATAGTAGGTTTATCTGACACTATTGTAAATAATACTCAAAGACAAGTAACTATAGATAAGGCACTTACTACTAATGCTAAAACTAATTTTTTCATAAATAAATGGGATAATAATAAAATTGTTGGTGGCTATGATATGTATCAAGATACATATACAATGTCGATACAAAGCCCTCAATCTGATGGTTTTTTAAACCCACGTACTAGTGAAACTTTAACATTTGACGAGCAGGCAAAGGGTTGGACAAGTTTTTATTCATACACACCTATATTTATAAATAGTTTAAATAGTAGTTTCTACTCTACTACTAAAAATCAAGTATGGTTACATTACGATCCTTTAGTAGCGAGAAATAGTTTTTATAATAATCAATATGACTCTAGTATTACTTTTCTTTTTAACGAAATGCCGTCTATTAAAAAGAATTTTTTAACCGTAAACTATGAAGGGACAAATGGCTGGGAAGTTAATTCTTTTTCTAGTGGGTTTACAGGTCCTATTGAAAATGATCAAGACTATATTAATTCTCAAGATACTATAGTAGAAGTAAAAAGTCTACAAGATGGTTACTATGTTGATCCTACGACTGGTCAACCAGCATACGCAGGTTTTAATTTAAAAGAAAATTTATATACTGCAAACTTAGTAAACAACTCTACTATAGCACCAGGTGAAGTAGTTAATCTAACGGGTGGTGCTAGATCAGGTATAAAAGCATATTATGCTACTGTTAAAATATCTACAGATAGATCAACGGAATATGGGGGAGTTAAAGAATTATGGGCTGTAGGAACCACATTTGTTAGATCATCTTAAATTAAATGGAAATAAATAAAATAGCTAAAGAATTAATAAACAAATCTAACGAAACAAAAGTAGTTGGAGATGCAACTAGTATAGTACATGATGATATTGTACCTTTAAAACATTCATTTGCTGATCAAATATATATAAGACAAATGGAAATGAAAAAAGGAACTATGGTTATAGGAGCTATACATAACCATAGACATGTTTGGTTTTTATTAACTGGACACTTAACTATATCTAATAATAAGGACGTTCAAGATTACGAAGCTCCTTGTTATGTTGTTTCAGAAGCAGGTACTCAAAGAGCTATATATGCTAATGAAGATTCAATATTTGTTAATATACATAAAAACCCTGAAAATATTGAAAATATAGATGAACTAGAAAAAGAAATAGTATCTATAACTAAAAAAGATTTTAATAACTACATAAAAAATAAAATATGAGTTTTGCAATAGTAGCAGCGGTGGCTATACCATTAGTAGCGGGTGGTATAGGTAAAGCCATAAACAACAAAAAAGCTAAAGACATGGAAGGTGCTCTTCAAAGTGCTCAAGGTGATATAACGAGACTTTTAGCAGATAGAGAACCTGTTTATGATGCGTCTGGTAAAATAAGAGAAATGAAAGATTCTGTACAGAATCCTTTTGCTAATCTAGGAGTTGCTACTCAAGCTGCGGAAATACAAGCAGAAGAAGCTGATATAGCTTTAGCAAACACTCTAGATACTGTAAGAGCCACTGGCATGGGTGCTGGTGGTGCTACTGCGCTAGCTCAAGCAGCTGCTAGAAGTAAAAAAAATATTGCCGCAAGTATAGAATCACAAGAAGCTAATAATAATAGGTTAAAAGCTCAAGGTGAACAACAAAAACAACAACAGTTATTAAACTTGGAATCACAAGCTATATCAGCAGAGGAAAGAGCTGCAGCTGGTGAAGACGCTAGAGTTCAAGCACAGTTAGATAGAGCATATGGTGAATCTGATTTTTTAAGAAGTAGACAGATGGGTTACCAAGATGCAGGAGATGCGGCTTTGATGGCTGGTATATCTGGAGCTTCAAGTGTTCTTTCAGCATCTGCAGGTACGGGTTTCAAGGTGGGGTAGCCCCCTCTAATAGCCCAGGAATAACCAGTGGAACAAATTCTGTTGCTACTCCTACTGGAGGCGGAACTGTTGTTCCAATTAATACTTCAACAAGTGTATTTAATAGCGGCGCATTAGATTGGCCGTGATAATAAAAATAATATGAGTCAAAGACAAGTAAATTTAAAATCAAGAGATTTTGCGGCTGATGCAGTTAGAAATGTTCAACAAGTTACTCAAGCTAGTCTAGGAGCTATACAGAACATGCAAAGAAGAGCTCAACAAAATAAAGCAGCTTCAGAAAAAGCTATGCTTATAGGTATGAATACAGCAGAAACTTTACAATTAAAATATTCTGAAAAAATTGGTAGTGCACCTGCAGAAACTAAATCCGCGTTGAATGATTATGTAAGACAAGAAGCTATGGCTATAGGTGAGCTTAAAGCAAAGGCATCGGCGCCTGGAGCTACACAAGTTGAAATAAATGCTTATCAAGAAAAACTAGCTCAAAGTATATCTAACTTAGATGCTGTAGCCATGTATAGTGTTAATGCCTCTAAAAGTCAATCAATATATCAAGGACATTTAAATGCTAAAAAAACTGGTAGTAATATAGGTTTATTAACAGATGAAGCTTTACAAAACTCTGAATTAACTGAGTTTGATGCTGCTTTAGGTAGCGGAATGATGAAAAATTTTAAAGTGGAGACTAATAAAAAAACAGGTCACGTTGAAATGTCTTTTGATAATTTAGATGGTGTAAATAAATCTAGAGATATATGGGCTTCTAATGAAGCTTTTAAAAACACAGGTCAAAATTTAGAAAGCTTTGTTATAAATAAAGAAGATAATATAACAGGTGGTAATTATGCTAAAGCGTTAGAAGCAGAGCTTAAAGATTTTAGAGATTTAGTTCCTGTTGTTTCTCAAAAAACTAAATACGACAGAAAAACAAACACTGAAAAAACAGTTACAGTATCTGGTGTAGTTAATTATGAAGAAAACTTAATGAAAAACCACAAAGATTTTTTATTACAAAAAACTACTCAACCTAATTTTAGTAAAACATGGACGCAGCTAGGTAATCTAGGATATGTAAGCGAAGAATACTCGGATATACCATGGTCAACATTTACTCAAGGTAGTAGTAAAATAGAAGGATCTGTAGATCAAGCAATTAAAAATTTAAAGTTAACTGACGATCAAACTAAACTAGTAGATACTGATAAAAGCGGAGATATTTCTCCAGATGAATACTTAGACTTTCAAAATAAATTTAGAGAAGATGCGGCTAGAGGCTTATCCAAGCTAGCTAATAAAATGTTTGGTCAACCTGTTGAAACAATTACTTCTGAAAAAGAAATTATTAATAAGTATAAAACAAATAAAACAGATGGTAGCTTTGCTGTAACTAGAACTAATGCTACTAGCTTTTATGAAGATTATACTAATACATACTTGCCTGTAGCTAACGCTATAAAGAAACTTGAAAAAGACGAAGAATTTGATTTACTTAAATTTTATAGTACTCCAGTAGCTAAAGCTGCTTTAAAAGAAGAATTTAATTTTAATCCTTCAAAACAAAAAGTATCTACAGCTGCTGATATAAAAGAAAATTTTAAAAATGCTGGTATGGAAATACCATTTGAAGTAGCTGAATATCCTAATGGTTTGTTTATAGTTAATACTGATGCTACAAATCAATTTGAAGGAGGTTTTGAATTAGTTGCTAATGAAGACTTTATAGATATGAAAGATGGTAAACTAACAGATGAAGGAAGAAGAAATTTAGCCAGCACTTTAAATGTTGACAATAGTTTATTTGATGATGCTAATAATCCTTCATATATATCACAGGTAAATCAACGTTTAAAACAGTCTAATAGACAAATAAAACCTGCACTTAAGTAATATAACTATATGAGTAAATATTTTTCACAAGGCTTTGAATATAGCTTAGAAGAAGTACAGACGGCAGCTAATGCTAGAAATATGGGCTTAGATGATTATATATCTTTTGCAGATATAACTATAGAAGAGCCAGAGCCTATTGATCCTCCAAAAGAAAAAGATCCTCCTAAAAAAGAACAGACTAGTTTGTCAAGTGCTGTAGATATATTTAACCAAAGAAAAGCTAATTTAATTAATGAAGTAGAAAATAGAGAACCAGATGGTACTCTAGTAGAACCACCTATTGAATTACC